GAAATCGAAAAAGCAAAAATGGGTAAAGTAAAATCTTTAGTTGATACAATCAAAGATATGTTTTATACATCAGAAGCAAAACAAGACGAAGAAGGTAATGCATTTGGTAAAGCGTTACAAGCTGCAAAAGAAAAAGGTGAGAAAACTTTTACAGTTGCAGGTAAGCATTATGATGTTAAGAAAGAAGAAGATAAACTTGATCCTGTAAATAAAGACGCAGTAAAAAAGAAATTTAAAGATAGAAAAGATAAAGATATTGATAATGATGGTGATGTAGATAGCACAGACAAATATTTACATAAAAGAAGAAAAGCGATTAGTAAGGCGATAGATAAGTAATGCAATACTCCGCTTTGGCGGAGACTATTCGAGGAATAACATTAGTCCAAGAAGCAGATAGTCTCCCTACTATTTACTGTGATATGGACGGTGTTCTTTGTGACTTCTCACAAGGCATAGCAAATATGTTTAAGTTGAAGTCAAAAGATCCTAGTATGCCAGGGCCAATGCAGGCAGCAGGTTATACTGACGCACAAGATTGGCTGTCAGCACCTATGACTGATCAAAAGTGGCAACCTGTCGAAGATTATCCTATGTTTTGGCCTACATTACCATGGACTAAAGATGGTAAGAAAATATGGCGATATATAGAAAAATACAATCCACACATACTTTCAGCATATGCACCATACGATAAGAATAGTCGTAAGGGAAAAATGTTGTGGATTCAACGAAATTTGAGACTTACTGACGCAAGTAGAATCCATTTAGTGCGTAGAGCAGAAAAAAAAGTCTATGCAAATGGTAATGTATTGATTGATGATTATGGTCGTAATGTAAAAGAATGGAAGAAAAACAAAGGTATACCTGTCAAATATAAATCAGCAAACCAAGCAATTGCTGATCTAAGGAAGATAGGTTATAAATAGTTACAGTTATATAACTAAACAAACTTATTAATAAGGAGAAACAACATGGGATTATGGGGAAAATCTACTTCCGCAGATAGTAGACCAAAGTTTCTGAAAGGTGACAATGCCGATGGTGCAGGTGGAAGAAAAGAAGACGCTCTTGCCACTACTAGAGGTTGGGAACTTAAAGCAGGAACAGCGGCTAGCGGAAATGATAATACAAGCGCAGATTCCGAGATATTAGTTGCGATAGGTGGACTATCCTCTACTCTTGGTGCTGCTAACTTAATGTCTGTTGACTGGACTGATGGCACTTACGCACATGATGGCTCTGCTGACTTCGATATCGTATTTACATATGACGAAGCAGTTACAGTCACATCAGCTGCAGCAACAGCAAACAACACAATTTCAAACAAAATACACACATCAATGCACATATTAGGTCCAACTGATATGGCAAAAGACGCTGACATGAAAATGCAGTTTCTATCAGGTTCAGGTACTAACAGACTTGTATTCAGAGGTAGAATACCAGCAGATGGTGTCGCAGGTGGCTATATTGCTATCGCAGACGCAACAGCGGCTATGGCAACAGACGGATCTTCAGCAATGGTTGATGGTAACGGAACAACCGTACCTTCAGCAGACGCAGACCACGCTGGTGGTTCAGCGGCAGCAGGTGCTGATGGTGCAAGTGCAATTTGGGGAACTGCTATCAAGCGTACTGGTTCAACAGATAACACACTAAGAACAGTTGCCGGTACTTCAAGTGGAACATCTTCACTTGTTTTAACTGGTGTTGTATTAGGTTAATATACAATTTAATCGAGGGCGAGTTATCGCCCTCATAACAATGATGGGAGAAAAGCGTATGCATACTTCCAGTAGCATTCCCGAAAGGGTTTATAGGAGATAAAAATGGCTGATAAAAAAATCACGGCACTTACTGATCTAGGTTCAGGTAACTTAGCAAGTGCTGACTTACTACATGTTATTGATGATCCATCAGGAACACCAATTAACAAAAAAATATCAATCGCTTCTGCTTTTGCAAATATACCAACAGCAGTAACAATCAACCCAGGTGCAAGTTCTAACGTAACTATTAATAGTGACGCTACGGATTCTGACTTTATCGTATCAAATGATGATGAAGAAGCATTTAGAGTTGACGGTGCAAACAGAGAAGTTGTAATCAATGAAGCTTCTGGTCAAACAGACTTTAGAGCAGAAACTAATTCATATGCACAAGCATTTTTAGTTGACGCTTCTGCTGACAATGTACAAATCAACGCAACACCAGTATTTGGTTTAACACAGGCACTTTCAGGTGCAGGTGCAGTTGATGTTGTATCAGCAATCACAGAGGTAACTTCAACAGGTGCGTCTCAAGCATTAACACTTGCAGATGGTGTTGAAGGTCAATTGAAGTTTATTATACATGTGACTGATGGTGGTTCATCCGTCATCACACCAACAAACTTTAACGACAGTACAATTACACTTACGAATGTAGGTGATTCCGTTATCTGTTTATTTACAAACAGTAAATGGTATGTAGTCGCTAAAGAAGGTGCTACACTAGCATAATGATTAAGGGGTGCCTTCGGGCACCCTATATAATGGAGATATTATGATAAAAAAAGATCAAATAGAAGCGAAACTTGCTGCTTTAAAACAAAACAAGTTAGTTGTTGAAGATAGAATTAAAACTGCTTCTGAAACAATTAAACAAGCAAACGCAGATTTAAATGCTATTGCTGGTGCAATACAAGTTTGTGAGCAGTTAATAGAAGAAAACCCAAGTGAGGATAAAGATGGCGGAGATAATTAGATACGGCGCTGGCGGAGTTCCTTATGTGGAAAAAGTATCTGAGGAAAAACCTAAACCAGAACAAAAGGTTGAACCAAAGAAAAAGAAAAAGAAAAAAGTAATTCAGGAAATCATGGGTGATGACCTGAAAGAATCAAAGGAGATGTTAGATGAAATCATTTAAAGAATTTCAAAACATTAGTGAGATTAGAACTAAACCTACTCCTGTCAATGCACCTAGTGATAGTGATTTAAATTTAAACGATATCACAGATGACGAGATTGTTGCAAGAATTAACAATTATGTTGGTGCAATTGCAAGTATGGAACATATTAATCCTGCGGCTGCAGTAAATTATTTAAGAAGTAAATTACACGGTCTTGGTGTGGAGATGGTTGGTGACTTACCAGAGTTTGTAGAAAAAAGTGGAAATGTAAGTATTCCATTATCAAAGTTTGGTGGTGTATATGGAAAAACAGGTGAAGAACCTGCAGGCGAAGTTAAAAATGATGATGGTGTTGAAAGACAATTAAAATTAAGATACGAAACATTAAATAACGGAGCATGTAAGGTTTACGCAGAACTAGCGTAACCAATGAAATTTGATAGACTGACTAAGGATAATGTCCTTATGTTTGCTATAAAACATTATGATAATCCTCAAGCCGTAGGCGAAAAGGAATTTTATGATGACATGAAACGCTTTAAATATCTGAAAAGATTGTTCAAAAAACATTCAACAACAGGTATACTAAAAGAGCGTCTCATTATGAATCATATCATAGTGTTGTCAAATGTTTTTAGTCCAGAGGCAGTAAAAGTTTTACTGTTTTTTAAAATAGGACAAGAACATTGGTCAGTCTTAAAAACATTTTTAGTATTCTTAAATTATATGATAGATAGTGAGGCGAAACAAATTTCGATAGATACAAAGTTAATGAGTACACTAAAAGGATTATAAATGGCAAGTCCAGCAATAGACGCTTTCATAACATTTCGTTTCTTAAAATTATTAGTCACCCCATTTAATAAAACTGAAGCATTTAAATTAGGTATTATTGATGAGAGAGGTAAAGTTTTAAGAAAGTATAGAACACTTGAAAGAGCAGAAGAAAGACAAGCATATACTATTTTACATAGATTAGTTTTCAATGTAAAAAAGTTAATTGAAAAAGTGCCTGGTGGTAAATCTAGATTAGCAAGTTATGCTGCCGCATTGTTTTTAATTAAAGAGCATGTCGATCAATACCATGATTCTGATGGACAATTGATTGAAAAAGAGTTTTATAAATACTTAAAAGACAATGATTTACTTGAAGAAGATGATGGTGAGATCAGAGAAGAAATTGCTTTTGCTGATAAACTATTAAAAGGTTCATATAAACTTGTAAATGATGTAGGTGTTGATGAGGATGACAGAGTGATTGGTAAGTCTGGTGATACTGTTTCAGTATTTTCAGATCAATCTCCAAAAGATACTGTAATGGGACAAGATGTGTTTGAAGTTATACATGATAAAACAAAAGATGTATTATTAGTAACAATAGAGGACATAGAAGAACTATAATGAGAACATTCGCAGACTTTAGTAACCAGTTATTGGCTTTAAAAGAAACTTTAAAGAAAGAAGAAATAGCCAATGTTGCTGGTGATGGTGCTGTGTCAATGCCACCTACGGCAAAAAAAGTCAAAAAAAGAAAATCAAAAACTTTCAATGTATCACCGCAATTGTTTGATATATTCAGACGAGGTAAAAAGAAATTTGAAAAGTGGTCAAGGTATCTTAATATGGAAGATGAAGGTCACAGAGCTTTATATTCATGGGCAGTAAAAAACAGAGAAGGTATCATAGTATTACAAAATTCAGTAACAGGTGAAGTTAGAGCTATTCGTCACAATAGAATGGGTGGTGGTCAATGGCATAAAATATCAAGAGGTATTACAGAAGCTGAAGATTTACCAAAGAAAGTTTTAGATGACGCTGAAAAATTTGTAAAAGAATTAAAACCTAAAAAAGCAGAGTTTGTAAAACGATATGGTGCAAAAGCAAAATCTGTAATGTATGCGACAGCGATGAACATGGCAAAGAAAAAACATGGCATTGGTGAACAAAAGAAGTATGGTAATATTATAAATCAAATTAAAAATAGTATTGATAATATTGGCACACATAAAACAATAGAAGAAACAGCAAACGAGTTTTTATATGATGGTCCATTTTCTGACCATGATGAAAATGTAAAAGTATTAGAAAACATAGTCAACGAAAAACAGACACAAAAAATCACTTTTGATAAAGGTGGTAAGATGAGAGTTAATGTAGAGACAGCACAAGCCGTATTACATTTTTATAATAAACTAAAAGAAGAACAAAAACAAAAAATGAGAAGAATGATGAACGGTAATGTGCAAGGTTTTAAAACATTAAAAAACGCAATAGGTTCTTATATTCCAGTAGATCAACATAGACCTATCGCAAGTATTGGTAATATGAAATCACCCTACCCAACAGCGGCATATGCTCTGAACGCAACAGCAAAAGGTCCGGGTCTAGGCACATTCAAACCAATGAACATTATAGCAAGAAAGAAAAAAAAGTAAGGACTAGCATGGAACTAATTATAGCTTTAGCAATGAAATTTTGGCAGTGGACAATTCTGATTGCCTTAATTATAGTAGGTTTTATTGTCAACCTATTTGATAAGAAAATAGACAATAGAGTTAATTTTAAATATGCAGATTATCCATTGATGAAACCTATAAGAATTGCTACAAAAGATAAAGGTTTTTTCAAAATGATTTTAATGTGGATACTTGGTGTTAGACATTGGGAGATCGCAAAAGATTTTGAATTTGAATTAAACAGTAACAAGTATGTTATACCAGCAGGTTTTAAATTTGATGGTGCAAGCATACCAAAATTTTTACACATGTTCTTATCACCAGTTGGTGTATTATTAATAGGTGGACTTGTGCATGATTATGCTTATAAGTATCAGACACTATTAAAAAGCAATAAGATAGACACCATAGGTAATATTACACAAAAGAGAGCAGATGAAATTTTTAGAGACATTAATATAGAGATTAATGGTTTCTTTCTTATGAATTACTTAGCATACTGGTCATTAAGACTAGGTGGTTTTGTGGCATGGAATAAACACCGCAAAGTTAATGCTAAGATTAAATAAAATAATTAATAAAGTTTATGATCAGTAGTTTGAAAATAGGTTTAGTATTGTTTATGTTAGCAGGTGCCGGTGGTGGTTATCTGTACATCAATAAGTTACAAAAAGATAATGCTACTTTAAAATCTAATCAAATAAAATTAGAAAGTGCTGTTGAAGATCAAAAACAAGTTATTGAACAACAAGCAGAAGACTTTAGAAAAATAAGAAATACTTTAGATAAACTAGAAGAAGTAAATAAGAAACTAGAACAAGATAAAGCAGATTTAAATAAAAGATTAGGTAAGCACGATATTGGTAATCTTGCAGAAAACAAACCTAAACTTGTTGAAAAAATCATAAATGGGGCGAGTAAGAGTGCTGCTAGATGTGTAGAGATTGCAAGTGGTTCGCCTTTAACGGAAGAGGAATTAAATGGTACGCCTAATCGTGAGTGTCCTAGTTTTTGGCCTACTCCTTAACGGGTGTGCTGGACTAGCAGTAAAAGAAATTAGTAACTACAAGATAGAGAAGAAAAGAGAACCTCTTAATCTTCCAAATCCTAAACCTCTAAAATTAATTGATGTAGAGTGGATTGTGGTAACAAAAGATAATATTGATGAGGTTATGGAAAAGGTTAAAGCAGAAGGTGGCGACTATGCCTTATTTGCTGTTACAGATGAGGGTTATAAAAAACTATCAACAAATTTTGCAGATATTCGTAATAAATTATACGAGCAAAATCAAATCATATTAAGTTATAAGGAGTATTACGAAGGTGGAGAACGGGAATCAACTGAAGGATCTGATTAAAGATATTGCTGTATTAAAAGCAGATCGCAATACTTCTAATCAAGTTCATCAAAGACTTGATGACGCAATCACAAGATTAACAGATATATCTGCCGGTATTAAATCTATGCTTGCTGTTCACGAAGAAAAGTTAAGAAGGGTTGATACCTCACAAGAAGATTTATTCTCTATACTAGAACAAAGGCGTAGAGAATGGGAAGAAGATTTAGAAAAACTACATTCTAGAATTAGTACACAATCAAGAGAATTACGAGAGGCAATTGATCAAGTCACGAACCGTCTAGATAGTAGAGTGGGTGTTCTAGAAAGATGGCGCTGGTTAATTATAGGTGGTGCTATTCTTTTAGGATTTATATTACAAGCAAGCATGGATATGGGTATCTGGTAAACACATAGTAATCATCTAATATACTTGCGTTTTTTAGATACCTGCTTTATCAACTTAGCTATACTCTTTTAACAGTTTATCTGTTAAATATTAGTGATGAAAGGAAGCGACAAATGCAATCAATTATACATTTCTTCACATCTTTGGGTAAAGTGTTTGGCGGCCACGATCTTAGTCTTGTGGATCCAAATCTTGTTCGCTACTACAGAACTGAATATGGTTCAAGGTGGGAAGAAGAACTTAATCACTACTTATATAACAAAAATAAAAAAGAAGGAGTTTAACTAATGAGAAAACCAATATGGGCAGGAAATGCCACAAGTGGTTGGCAAAGTAAGAGAGTTTGTTTATGGTAAAATCAATTTTATCTTGGTTGGCAAACTTTAATCTTTATCAATCAAAAGAGCAGATAATAGAAAATTACTTATCAAAATCAACAGATCATGCTGATTTAGAGTATAGATTAAAACAATTAGATAGTGGTTCATTTAACGGCAAAAACCACTCTTTTTTATATAGACATTTATATTAGGCTGCGACATTCTGTCGCACCTATTTCTTATTGAAAAATAAGACTTTTTTCCTCTTGACTTTTTAGTTAAAATAATATATAATGAGTTCAATGATTGATGTACAATATCTTTACAATATTTCCCCTAGATTAGATCGCTTCAAAAAGAAGTCTAGAAATCTTTTTAACTTTCGTTGCCCATATTGTGGCGATAGTAAAAAGAATAAATCTAAGGCAAGAGGTTTTGTGTATGCAGTTAAGAATGAATATTTTTATAAGTGTCATAACTGTTCAAAAGGCACTACCCTAAGTAAACTAATAGAATATATTGATCCACAATTATATAAAGAATATATTATAGAAAAATATAAATCTGGTAATAATAATACAGTTGAAGAACCAGAGTTTAAATTTGAACCAGTAAAGTTTGATGACAAACAATTAAAAAATTTAACACGACTTGATAAAATTACCACACATCCAGCATATAAACTTTTTATTGAAAAAAGAAAACTACAAGATTATGCTGATAAGTTCTTTCTTGTTGATAAGTTTATGGCATGGGTTAATACACTCATACCTAATAAATTTGCAGTCATTAAAGAAGATCACCCAAGAGTTGTAATACCTTTTCTAGATGTAGATAATAAAATGTTTGCATTTCAAGGTCGTGCATTTGGTAATGAACAACCAAAGTATATTACAATCAAACTAGATGAGAAGAAAAGAAGAATATATGGTCTAGATAAATTAGACATTAATAAAACAATATACATAACAGAAGGGCCTATTGATAGTTTATTCTTACCTAATGCTATTGCAGTTGCAGGTTCTGATTTAGAAGTAGAAACATTAAAAAGAAATGCAGTATATGTTTTTGATAATGAACCTAGAAGTGTAGAAATTGTGAATAAAATGAAAAAATTAATAGATAAAAATTATAAAATTTGTGTGTGGCCAAAGTCGTTGAAATACAAAGATATTAACGATATGGTTATTGGTGGCATAACACCAGCAGAGATTCAAGGTATTATAGATAGTAATACTTTTTCAAAGTTATCAGCGTATCAACAATTAAATAATTATAAGGAGGTTTAATGTCGCCAGACAATATTAATGTTATTAAACGAAATGGTAGGGGGACAGAACCTCTTAATTTAGAAAAAATACACGAAATGGTTAGATATGCTTGTG